CACCGGAATCCACTCGCCGCGGGCCTTGATGGCTGCGCTGTGAATCAGGGGCGTGGCCTCCTTGACGCGGTAGGCGTCGTAGACGTGCACAACGTCGTTGTCGCGGTCCCAGGCAGCCCACACCACCGCGGTCGGGTGATCCCATCCGAAGTCAATACCGGCGATGCGCGGCCAGTGATTCGGGATCGGCACCTGGGTTTCTGCCACCACATCGTCGGCCAGCGGGAAGATCCGGCCGCTGCCCAGCGTGGGCGTGCCGTTGACGCGGGCCTCGCGCTCGTGCGCCGGGTAGCTGGCGATGATCGCCGCGCGCTGCTCGGGCGTGTAGTGGCCCGCGTCGTGGATGGTCATGTTCACCACCACGCTGCCCGCGGGCTTCTCCATCAGGAACCGTCTCACCACGTCGGACATTCCTTTCAGTGGCGTGAAGGTCAGCGTCACGATGCCGCTGCGGGCGTTCGTGCGCGTCAGGCCCTCGAAGTAGATGTCGGATGGCGGTTCTTCATCGAACCACACAAAGTCCAGCGTCTCGCCCTGCCAGCGCTTGCGGCCCTGGTCGTAGGTCTTCAGGGTCACGCGGCTTTCGCCGGCCTGCACATCGCCGCCGCCACCGTGGCGCACCAAGATCGTCTCCACGAGGTCCGGCACGCCGTGGCCGGCACGCTTGGGCTCGCCGATGATGGCGTCCTTGGGGATGGCCCCCGTGCCCCAGCTGCCTACCTGGCCCAGCAAGATCCGCTGCACTGTGTCGCGCGTGCCCTGGCCTGTTTCCGATGCGGCCCAGCCGATGACGGGGGCGTCGAAGGTCGTGCCATCCCACCAGTCCGGGTAGCGGCCCGTCAGGTGCATGGCGTGTTCGGCGCCAGCGCTCCAGGTCTTGCCCACCTGATTGCCCGCCTTCAGCAGCCTTTCGCGGATGCTGACCGGGCTGCCGGCCTGGTGGAACTCGCGCTGCTTCGGGTACGGAGCGTAGAAGTGAAGCTGGTTCTGGTCAACCGCCGGCTGTGCCAGCGCCCGCAGCGCCTGCAGTTGCTGGTCCGACATGGCCAGCAGCACCGACAGGTCCACGGGAAGCCTCGCGGACCCTATTGATTGCGTCGATTGCATCCACCACCGCCTTTGCCTCGTCGGGCGGCAAGTTCTCCAGCGGTCCAGTCCTGATGACGGCCTGCTTCACGAACATGCCCATTTCCACGCCGAGAAGCTCCAGGGCCTTGTTCGCCGCGTTGAGGTTCTGCCGGTACTCGCCGGTCGGGTTGCCCTCGTTGTCGCGCACGGGCTCGGCCTGCTTGGCCATGCTGACGTTCTCCATCAGCTGCTCAATGACCCATTCCTTGCTCAAGCCCGCCTTGGCAATCACGGTCGTGACGGCCGCCGCGTGCTTTTGCTCCTTGATGCTCCGCAGATGAGCAATCCGCGCGCACAGGTCAGCATTGGTCAGCAGCCGGTTTGCAGACTGCTTGGCGCCGTTCTCGCTGTAGCCTGCCAGCACATAGGCGCGCGTCGGGTTTTCGCCGTTGCTTACCAGTTGAGCAAAATGCTCATGCTTGGCGTTGGCCAGAGGCTTGTTCACTGCGCCTGCACAGCCTCAACGGCCGGCACATCCACGGTCTGCACCGTCTCGCCCGACTTGGGCCCGCACAGCTCGTCCATCTTCTTCAGCAGAATCTGCGCGTGCTGGTGCGCGTGGCTGAAGCGGTTGAACCCGTCCTCGAAGTGGGCGTTGCAGGCGATCTGGCCGGCATCGTCGGTCAGGGTGATGGTGACCTTGCTCATTGCTGCATCGTCCTGCGGCTGATCGGAGACCCGGTGCTTTGGCCTTCGCTGGCGAACCCAGCTTGAAGTTGATCCTCGCCGCCGCCGGCCTTGGCCTCGCGCATCAGCATGACCACGGCTTTGAGGGCTTCGGTGGCGTCCGCCGCTGGCTTGGGCTCGCCCTGGGGCTTGCCGTCAACCTCCATGTACGTGCTCAGGCTGCCGTCTGCGGCCTCGCGGATGCAGTATTCGGTGGCGCCAGCGTCATCGGCCTCGCCCATTTCGTCGGCGTCAGGCTCGGCGCTAGGCTGCATGCCGGGTGTCATCTGGTCCATGCGGTCTCCAGAATGCGAAAAGCCCGCTCGGGGCGGGCTCTTGCTGGGTTTGTTCGGGCGAAGCTACGCCCTACGGTGGGCGCCGCGTCTTGCGCGGTTCTCGTGCACGGCACGGGTTAGCGGGTAATCGACACCTTGCGCGGTGTGTAAGCGCGCGGAGCATAGCACACAGAAAATCGGTGTGCACAGTCCTCACGTCGGTTAACCCGGCAGCGTTGCCGGCTTACCCGGCGCGGCAAGTCGTGCGCGGCTGACTTGTTTCTTGACCTTCGCAGCCTGGAACTTCTCCAGCCACCGGCCGAACGGCTCCCACACGGGGTCTTGCTCGTCCACCGGGTCATAGACCTTCGTCATCGCCATGTCGGCGTAGAAGCACGGCCCGCAGTATTCGTGAAAGTCCAGCCACACGTAGCGGTTGCCCACCTTCAAGCGGCCCCACGGGTTCACGCACACGATGGCGTTGGCGCCGATCCTGATGCACGTCATGGCGTCCTCATTTCCGCATCGGCCGCCCGCGCGTCTTCCTCGTCGCGGGCGCTGAAGCCGTTTTGCATGCTGCCCAGCATCCGCTTGCTTGGCGCCTTGGCAAACTGGCCGCGCAGCAGATTCAGCAGCACGACAAGCCCGGCAGCATCGGCCACAGTCTCGCCGTCAATCTCAGCGGCCCATTGGTCGGACCTGTGCTTGCTATCGCGCGCCAGCCTCATGATGACGGTCTGCCCGTTCACGCACGCGCCCAGCCAGTCACCGTGCAGGGGCGCCAATGGCGGGTATTCGGGCGACGGACCGGCAATGGATGCCGCTTCACGCGCAGCGCTTCGGCGCGCGTGGGCGCCTAGCGTGGTGTTGTAGCGGGTCCATCGACCGCGCGGACTTTTGAAAGTTCGCATATCTACGGGTTAGGCAGCACCAACAGCCAGCGCGGCGTCAATCGCGGCGTCCATCTTCATGGCGCTGTGCGCGTCGTTGTGGACCGGCTCTCCATCAAACGGAATTCGCAGCAGAAAATGGCTTCCACCCTCGTACTGCGATTCGGTGTGGTCAAACACAATTTCTCCGGGCGCCTTGTCGCGCAGCCAGCGGTAGCGTTCGGCGTCCTTGCGCAGTGCGGCTAGTTCAAACTGGGGGATCACCGTACCCGCATACCCTGGCGACAGCGGCACAGAGGCATGCGGCGCAGGCGGTGTTGTCCACCAGCACTTGCACTGCGGACCTGCGAATCCTGCTCCGCCATCAAACATCGGCAGGTTGCATCGTTGGCATTTCATCATCACACTCCGTTAAAAGTTGTTGGGTGCTGCCTAACCCTGCGCTGCAGGCGAGGCCCTACGGCGTGCCGCCTACGGTCCCGCCTGAGCTTTAGCATTAGGTTTCACAACAGCCCCTCTTGCACGCATTCGCGCGGGGGTTCGGGCGGCAGTAGCGTGCCCTGGGCCTGAGCGCGGCTGATGCGCTCGCAGGCAATGTCGAAATACTTGCGGTCGCGTTCAATGCCGATGAACTGGCGGCCCAGCTCGACGCATGCAACGCCAGTGGTGCCGCTGCCCATGTACGGGTCCAACACGGTCGGCGCGTCAACCATTGCCACGCACCAGCGCATCAGCGAAATCGGCTTCTGTGTTGGGTGCACCTTGTTGGGCGTGCCGCGCGTCGCGCTCTCGCGGAAGATGGCGGCAGGCCGGTTCAGGTTCGTCCAAGCAATCTCAACCTGCGAGAAGTTTTCCCACGGCTGTTCTTTGTCCCACACCAGCACACCACGCGCAGGCGGCAGCGCAAAGTAGTTGCCGCCCCAAAACACTTGCAGCGACGAATGCGCGCGCAAGGCATCGAACACGGCGGCATCGGGCGCAATGTCCCACTCCACAGCCGAAGTGTTCAGGAGCCGGTTCTTCAATGTTCCGCTGCCCATCTGGCGCGGAGACTTCCGCACCGCAAGCGTGGAGCCTTCGCCGGCCAAGTTCAAGATGCCGTATGGCGGGTCGGTAATCACGGCATCCACGCGAGCCAGCAGCGGCAGCACCTCGCGGCAGTCGCCGTGCCACAGTTCCGCGTTTCCAATCACTACTTTCTCAGCCATCTTCATCCTTTGTCAGTGCGCCACCAGTGAAACCTAACTAGTCGCTCAAGCGGAGCGCCTACGGCGCCCGCTTAGCTCCAACGTTAGCCGGCTCGTGGCGTGTCACGGTCGAATGCGAAGTCCACCGGCAGCGCGATCCGCAAGAACGTCCGTTGCGTGGGCGCCTGCTGAATCATCGACTCATGCACGCAGTCGGCCGACAGCAAATAGCCGACGCCAGCGGGCACGATTTCACCCGCATCAAGGTTCAGGTGCGACAGGTCGCCGTCTTCGGCCGGTACGCCATCAAACTGACCACGCCACACGCGGCAACCGACAGCCGAAGCGGCCACGATCACGGGCATGCGGCGCAGCGGGCCAGCGCCGATGTCGTTGCAGTAGTGGTTCCAGCCGCCGCCACCACCGCCCCACTTCCCGGCTGAAGGCAGAAACACACCGTCAACGTGTGGCTTTGGCCGGCGCTGCGACCACCCCGGCTGAACAATCTTCTCGTCCACCGTCATGTAGGCGGTGCCACTTGTCGCGCCAGCGGATCGGCACAGCGCGCGCACAGATTCGGCGTAGTCTTCAAAGCCAGCCCTCATCACCGGGTCGGCTAGGTCAAAGGCGTGCATGTAGTGCTGG